AGACAAGATAGACTTTATCTAGATCTGGATTGGGATACAGTGCAGAAAGATAGTTATTTAATCATAGATTGTTATAGAGCATTGGATCCGACATCATTCACCAAAGTTTATAATGATAGTTTTTTAAAAACATATCTAACTTCATTGATAAAAAGACAATGGGGACAAAATTTAATTAAGTTTAATGGAGTTAAATTACCAGGTGGAATAGAATTAAATGGTAGGCAAATTTATGATGATGCCGAGAAAGAAATTGCCGATATTAAACAAAGAATGATGAATGAATATGAATTACCACCTTACGACATGATAGGTTAATTATGGCATTAAACCCATTTTTCCTTCAGGGATCAAGAGGAGAGCAGTCTCTGGTACAAGATTTGATTAATGAGCAGTTAAAAATGTACGGAATTGACGTATATTATTTGCCAAGAAATTATATAAAAGTAGATAATATTTTAAATGAAGTTGAATCATCAAAATTTGATGATAGTTTTATGATAGAAGCATATTTAGATAATTATGAGGGATATGCTCCTGGAAGTGATTTAATGACAAAATTTGGATTAAGATTAAAAAATGAAGTAAATCTTATAATTTCTAGAGAAAGGTATGAAATTTTTATAACACCTTTCATGCAAAAAAATAATGTTAATGAAGATCCCGATCTTTTAATGAGACCAAGAGAAGGTGATTTAATTTATTTTCCTTTGGGTAAAAGATTATTCGAAATAAAAAAAGTTGAATTTGAAAAACCTTTTTATCAACTTGGAAAAAATTATGTTTATGAACTTTTATGTGAACTTTATGAATATGAAAATGAGGTTATTGATACAAGTATAGATGAAATAGATCGAGTCACAGAGGATGAAGGATATATAACTACTTTGGAATTTGTTGGTACTGGATCTTCTGCTAGGGTGACACCAATTGTTGGTCAAGGATATGTTAACACAATATATTTGGATAACGATGGATATGGTTATACTTCTACACCAAATGTAATTATAGAATCACCAGATTTAATAGGGGGAAATACTGCAAAAGCAAAAGCAGTTATGCAGACTTTGGGTGGTGTTACATCAATAAAGGAAATACTTCTCAATTTTTGTGGTGCTGGATATACAGTAGCTCCCCAAATACAAATCGTTGGTGGTGGTGGATCTGGTGCAATTGCAACTTGTGGTATAAGTACTGATCTATCAATCAGTGGTGTAATTGGAGTATCGATTAATGATGGGGGAAGTGGATATACAAATTCTACCGCTTCAATTACTATTAGTCCACCATCCCAAAATGTAGTTGGAGCAACAACAGCTATATTTGAACCAATAATTTCTAATGGAGTATTGGTAGACATAAATATTAAGAATCCTGGAATTGGATATACATCAAGTATAACTACATCTGATCCCAGGATCACTTTATCTAATCCAAATGATTTTGAAGGAACTGGTTCTTATGTTTATAATGAAATAATTACTGGAACAACATCTGGAGTTAAAGCAAGAGTCAAATCTTGGAATTCTGTCGAAAATAAACTAGAAGTTTATTCCATATCTTCAAATTCCAGTAATATTAATTTTTATGAGGGTGAGATTGTAGTGGGATCATCTTCTAGTGCTTCATATAGATTAAAAAATTATAATAATTATAATTCAGAAGAGACTAATTATGATGATAATGAAAAAATCGAAATTGAAGCCGATACAATTTTAGATTTTACTGAATCCAATCCTTTCGGAGAATATTAAAATGTTAGGAAATTATTTTTATCACGAAATTATAAGAAAGGTAATTGTAGGATTTGGAACATTATTTAATAATATTCATATTCAACATTTAGATACCAATAAAAATTTATTAGAAGATATAAAAGTTGCACTTTCTTATGGTCCAACACAAAAGTTTTTGGCAAAAATTGAACAGCAAGCAAACTTAGAAAAACCAATATCTATAGTTTTGCCAAGAATGTCATTTGAGATGATTGGAATAAGTTATGATGGAGACAGAAAAACTAGTGTTACACAAACTTTTAAAAAAGTAGATAATTCTGGCAATATAAAAAAAGTTTATATGCCAGTTCCATATAATATTGATTTTGAATTAAGTATATATTCAAAATTAAGTGATGATGCTTTACAGATTATTGAGCAAATTTTACCATTTTTTCAACCTTCTTTCAATATTACCATTGATTTAGTGGATTCAATAGGTGAAAAGAAAGATATTCCAATAATTATGAATTCGATTGATTTTCAAGATGATTATGAAGGTGATTTTTCTCAAAGAAGAGCACTGATATATACTTTAAGATTTACCGCTAAAACTTATATTTTTGGTCCTATTGCAGAATCTACAGAAGGTCTCATCAAGAAAGTTCAAGTCGATATGTATACAAATACTAATCTACCAACTGCAAAACGTGAATTGAGATATTTGGCTACACCAAAAGCAAAAGAAGATTATAATGAAGATGGTGAAATAAATGATTTAGATGATCCCTTTGTAGAACCAGGAGATGATTTTGGTTTTAATCAATCTTGGGAATATCTGCCAGATTCGAAAACATATAGTCCAACAAAACAAACAGATATTTAAATCCCATGTTAGATAAATATAATTCTATCAATGAAGCATTAAATGTAGAAAATATAGTTGAGACAGAAAAAGAAACTATATCTCTACCAGAACAGCAAAATAAAAATATTGAAATTGTTAATGATATAAAGAAAGATTATGAATATAGTCGTGCAAATTTTTATTCCTTAATTGAAAAGGGGCAGGAAGCAATTAATGGAATTATGGAAGTTGCGGGTGAAGGAGGCAGTCCTAGGGCATATGAAGTTGCTGGACAATTAATTAAAAATGTTGCCGATGCAACGGATAAATTAATCGAACTTCAAATGAAACTTAAAGAAGTTGAAGAAGATGGTAAAAAAACTACAAATAATGTGACTAATAATGCACTATTTGTTGGATCAACTTCAGAACTTCAGAAACTTTTGAAGCAGGGTTTTCTAAATAATAATGAATAGTCTTGTTTTCTACAAGAAATGAATGAATCTAAAAGTGGTGATAGTTCTTTACACGATTGGTTTAAAAAAAGTCGATCTTCTGATGGAACTCCTGGTTGGGTTCAGTTAGGCGGTAAATACGCAGGAAAACCTTGCGCTAAACAACCTGGACAAACCACAAAACCTAAGTGTGGTTCTTCTAAAATGAAAAGAAATTTGGATGATGAAGAAGAACAAAGAGCTTTTGATCGTAAACAGAGAAAAGATAAAAATCCAAATCGTAAAGGAAAGGCAATTAACGTGGCAACTGAAGAAACTAAAAAAGATCATGAATTTTCTATGGCACGTTCAGAGTTAAAAACTTTGAAAAATGCAGCAAAAAGATTAGAGAAAAAGATGGGAAAAAATGGAGAAGGAGAACTCAAAGCATGGGTTCAATCCAAAATTACCAAAGCAGCAGATTATATCGATACTGCTGCAGATTATGTGACCAATGAAGAGGCGGGAGAAAAAGATGCCTGCTACAAGAAAGTAAAAAAAAGATATAAAGTTTGGCCATCTGCTTATGCATCTGGGGCACTTGTAAAGTGCCGTAAAAAAGGTGCTGCCAATTGGGGCAATAAGTCAGAGTCTTATGAGTTCTCTAACTGGAGAGATGATTTCCAGGCAACTGAATATGAATTTTTTGATATTGTCGAACCAGAACCAATCAAAGGTGGTCAGCAGATTGATGAAAAGTGTTGGGATGGTTATACTCAAAAAGGCATGAAAAAGAAAGGTAAAAAAGTTGTTCCTAACTGTGTGAAGAAAGAAGGGTATGCACCTGGAGATGTTGATCAAAAGGTAGGTGCTGTTACTGCTATTCCTAAGAAAGAACAAGATGATGCTAAAGCAAGATTACTGGCAAAGGCAAAAGCAAAACGTGAAAAAATGAAAGAAGAAAAAGAAGAATCTAATATTGGTGGTGGAAATTTACAAAAACTTTCCAAGAAAGCAACAAAAAGAATTGATTATGATGTTGATGGTGACGTAGATTCTCAGGATAAAGTTGAAAAGAGTAAGGGTAAATATGGAGAAGAACTTCCAACTCCATTTGGTAAGTTTAGGACTGGGGATTCTAAAAAAATAAAAGTCAAGAAAGAAGAGTTTTCTGATTGGAGAAATGAACTAGATGAGAGCATAATGCCAGCAGCAATTGACCCAAAAGTACATAGACAACAGCAAC